CGTAAATAATAACGTGAATCAGGGAGTGTGATTTGTTTAGAATCTTCAGAAATTTGGAGTATACGTTGGTATTGTTTTTTAATGATCATATGGTATATAATTTTTTCTCCATTAAATTATATTGTGTTAAAGGAGAAACTGTTTGTATAAGTTTAGTAAAGTTTTCAAAACCCATTTCACTTGGATCTTTTCCTTGCATTTCTACAAGATAAACTTCTTTTCCAATGTCTAAAAGCTGTTCACAAAAACCAAGGGCTTGTTTTAAAGCATCAGTATCTAATGCAATGTATATTTTTTGAACTTTTGATTCTACTAACTTTTTCATTAAAGTTGGTTGTATATTTTTACCAAATAACGGTATAACATTACGTTTAATTGCTATTGCATCAAATGGGCCCTCACATAATATAATAGGTAAATCCCAATTAACAAACAATTCAAACGGTATTATATCGCGAGACGTTTCGGGGTTGCGGTATTTGACATAAGGATCTTTCTCAAATGATCTCGCGGTAAAATAATTTAATTTACCGTTGTTATCATATGAAGGTATAACTACCATATTATTATATTGACCTGAATCACAATAACCAATGTTATATTTTAAAATATCTTGTTTGGTAAGGTTTCGTTTTTTAAGGTATGCTAAAGCATGTTTTGCTATAATATCTTTGTTGTTGATAAAGGTTTTGAATTCTTTTGGTAATTCAAGTAAAGATTGTTTTATTTCTCCTATGTCTTCTATAGAAACATTTTTTACAAGTTTACTCAATTCTTGAAAATAACTTGCATCAACTTGAATTTGTTTAAATAAACTTTTAACTGTTTTGCCTTTTTTACCACAAGTCCAACACGCCCAAGGATTATTTCCTTCTTTGTTTTCAGTAAAATTAACTTCAAGTTTTGGCTTATGATGATGGCAAAAAGGACATGTATATGCTTGATTTCCTCTTGCTGTTCGTTTTCCTACCCCTAAAACAGAATTTACTAAATTAACTAGCAGTTCGTTTACCATATATGGTAATATAAGAAAAAAACCTTAAGCAACAAAGTCTTTTGAATAGAATTTACCTAAGATATTAGTATTAAGCCATTCATCAGACTCTAATACACCATAAACAAATTGGTATTTACACTCGTAGTAGGTTAAAAGTTTTTTATTTGGAACAAAAAACAGTATTTCTCGAGTGAATTCTTCTTGTTTTTTATCTTTTATTTTTTGTTTGATAAATTCCTCTGAACCATAATATGTTTTCCAATCTGATTCTTTTTGGATTGTAGTGGTAGTAGATTTTCTACCTCTAGTTACAGGTTGTTCGGCAAGTTCCTTTTTGGTAAGTTTTTTCTTTACGTTATGGTAAATAGATTTTTTACCTAAGTATTTTTTACCGGTTGGAGTATGAGTTGTAATATATATGAAACCGAATGTGTTTTGAGGTATATCCTCTATTGAGGATATCTCTTTATTTTTGTATAACCAATTTGACATAAAATGTAAATTATAAACCTAAGTGTGTTTTAATTGCCTCTATTTCAGATTTTAACGTTTCATTTTCTTGTATAAGTTTTTGTACAGCACCATATAACGTTCTGTTGATCATTGTTTCGTTAAGAGATAGACAATCCTCTAAAACTGTTCCATCTACTTGAGTAAATGGTTTTAAATTAACAGCTTTTGGAAAGACATCTGCAACATCTTGTGCTATCCACCCAACAACATTTCTATCTACTATCTGTTCATCTGTGTATGAATTATTTTTCCAACGATATCTTTTAAGTGGTAAATTTTTAACAACATTATAGCATATATCTAAATCTGCTAATTCAATGTTTTCTTTAAGTCGTTCATCTGAACTATCTGTCCAGCTTCCTCCACCTGGTTTACCTGCAGAATCTGCTCCTAAATGAATTAAATAATTAGGATCACCAAAAGATCCTAAGCCTAAACCTAAATTTCCAGCTTTAGATCCACTAGAATTTAGCTGCATGTATATCTGATAATTACTCGAGTTGAATGTTCCCCATCTCCAACCTAGAGTATAATCTATATTATTGTTTAATCCGCTAGTAGGATTATTAGATTCACCAATTATATCACAAGCATAGTTATGAAATACAGGATTATTTGCATGATACCCACCATTAGATATTATTCTTTTAACATATGTTGCAGAACCAGAGATTCTAGTAGCATATTCAATCATTCTATTAAAACTATCAAAAAGATTAGTAATAGATAATACTGGAGGTTGACTAGTTGTAAAAGATTGGGGTGAGGAAAGATTTGTACTTCCACTAACTTGTAGTTTGTAAGGATTTGTACCATAAGAATCAACTGAAGTTTTTCCTATAGCAGCATTACCATTTTGGTCTACTATAAATGGAGAAGTATCTGATGCAGCGTCTTCTATTTGCAATGCATTACCTGTACCTGCTTGGGAAATTCTCAATGCAATTTGGCTAGTAGATTCTGAAATAAAGAGACGAGCTGTAGGTAAAATAGTGTTGATTCCAATGTTACCTGAGCTAGATATGTAAATTCTTTGAGTATTATTTGTTTCAAATATTAAAGGTTGAGTATCATTGGTTCCAAGTGTTGCGGTTGTACCAAAACTATTTCCATTCTGTACAAATGTGTTCGGTACATGAGAAGCTGTTACCGCGTAAGATGAACTTAAAGCATATGAAGCACTAGTTACAAATGAAGCCGATATAGCACGTGAAGAACTTAAAGCATATGAAGCACTGGTTACAAATGAAGCCGATATAGCACGCGATGATGATATGGCATAAGAGGCGGTTAATGGGTTAATTAATCCTGATTGTCCATTAATGGGGCCCGTCATATTAAATGAGCCTGAAAGAGTAATATCATATGCTATTGCTCCAGTAAAAGCATCAATTGATTGAGTAACATGATATGCCTCAACTGCATTTCCTGTTTCAATTCCTACTTGAGTAAGTGTATTTGCCATATGTTATAAATATTATAAATCTAAATTGATTATTATGTTAGTATCGGTAACTGATGAGATTGGTAAAGGTTGAGCAAGTTTAGCTACTGCTAAAAGTTCTTTGTTGTTATTGTACAATCCTACTGTTGTGATATAAGGTGTAAAATATGAACCTGTTGCCCAAGGATAAATATCGGTTGTTGATGTTGGTGAATCATACCCATCATATATAGCATCATCTTCATAGGTTAATACTTCATTATAGTAATCTATGTCGTATCCTTAATCAAGTAAACCTAAAATTGTTGGGTTTTGTGAAAAATTAAATTCATTTTGTCTGATAGTGCATTTGTATTGGGTTTCATATATTGTGGTTGTGCTTTGGAAAGAACATGTTACGTTATTCCCATTTATAAAACCGTTTATAAAATTAAAAGTAGCACCACCATATAAACCCGAACCATAAGTTATATAACCATACCCATCATCAACACCAGTAACTCCAGTGCTAGTTATAGTAATAATCCCATGCTCATAAATTACATCTCCAAATTTTAAGGAACCGGAAATCATATTTCCTAAACCATCATCTGTAATGGTGATATTTCCGTTTGAAATACTAACTGTACCTGGGTTAAGGTATTCTCCAAATAAATTTGAGGGGATAGATATTACACCTATAGCAGCGTTTGATTCTGTAGGAATATATCTATAAGTTGGTAATGTAGTTGAAAGATAATTGTAGTAATTTGTAGTATAAGCTGGTCCTGTAATTGTTCCATCTGTATTAAATGAGGCAGTGCCTGCTGGGGAACCTGATGGGTTTGTTAAGTAGTTGGAATAGTATAGTTCTTTTATGGAACGGTATACTAGAATTTCATCTTGAGTAGTAATATGTCCTGTAGGGTATGAACCAGAAACCCATAAAGATGAGGTAATATTTCTTCCAATATATCTATCAATTTCTACGTTTGAGCCAGTAAGTTCATTTCCCTTAAAAGTAAATGATTTATTTACCTTAAAAGGTGAGACAATAACGTCAGAAGTTATGAATGGTTTGTAGACGCTCATTCATTCTTAAAAATCAAGTTTTACTCTAATCAATGCTTCTTTTGTAAAATCTTTCAATAATGGTCTAGATAATTTAGCTACTGCTAAGAGTTCATTTGAATCATTATACATTCCCACAGTTGTGATGTATGTTTGAGGGGCATTTATAAAATTATCGTAAATTACCTCACCAGTAGAACCAGAAATAAATGAAGGATTTTCTGAGTAGTTAAATTCACTGTTTCTTGCTCTAACAAATACATAATCTGAGGTGATTGTTTCTTCTGAGTTTAAAGCAAATGAAGCTCCTCCACTAATAGCTGTAAATAATCTTCCATTATTTCCTCCATCTGAATTGTTTGAGCGGCTTGGAAAAAGTTCAAGTGATTGAGATAATGCAAATGGGTTTAATATAATAGTTCCTAAATCAGGGAATACTAAACCATATGATCCTGATCCGGGTACATATCCACTGTTTAGTAAAGATCCTGCTGTTCCATTTGATCCTGAAATTAATTGGTAAACACGAGAGGATCCAATAAATGTATTTACTGGGTTGTCTTGGGAGTCATCTGTTAAATTAATGATCTCACTGTTTGGGCCCAAAAGAGTTAAATTTAAAGACCCAGGAAACAATGATTGTTTATATCGTGCACGTTCTATAGATAATACCCAAAAATACGAGCCTGTTATAACGTTATTTCCTTTCCCAAATATGAAATTTGCATTCTCATCTTCTAAAATCAATGCACGATATTGACCATACATTGTTTTTGTTGGGGAAGCAAAATCTACAATTTGATTAAACCATGTACTACCACTCCCTTGAGAATCACAATATACTATATCAAATTGAATTTCTTGTTCGTTTGAGGAAGTATTATAAACACTTGCATAATAATTTCCAGCAGAACTAGCTTGTTGAAGGGAACTAGTAAAAAATGTTGATAATGTTGGGACTCCGTTTGACCATAATGTAGAGGTAATTGAATCACTGCTTACTAAAAAGTCTTCGGGATCAAATCTTTTAAATGACATTGTTTATTATTTTATTGGGTTTTGTTGATTGTAATAGGAATAGTTAATCTAGCTCCACTGTCTAAACCTACAACAGTTAATGTAGCTGAAAGTTGAGTGTTTGTTCCAAATAATGTATTTACTGTGGTTGCTCTTAAGTTGATTTGAGAACCTATTACTGTTGTAGAAACATTAGTACCTAATGTAGTTGTTTGAGTATTAGCTGATTGAGCTGATGGTGTGTTGATTCCTATTCCAGTAAATGTGCTCATTAATCTAACATCTGAAATTGTAGCTGAATATCCACTTGTTTCATATGTTTGGTTATTTCCTAAATAATTCAATGTTTGTGGAGTAATTGCAAGTGAAGCTCCTTGAACTAAAGTAATAGCAGAATAACCTAAATCAAGTACAGGTAGTTTAGCGGTTCCACGAGGTAAAGTAGCTAACTTGTATTTCATGATTTGAGTTTCAAGAGGAAATGCCTCAAGTAAAGGCATGTTCTCAATTGCTTCTCCATAAAATGAAGAACCTGATGGGTGGTTTGGATTATATAAGGTATAATCTATCTCGTCATCTGCTAATGAAAATTGTGTAATTCTAAAAGAACCATCATTTTTAGCTAAAAGTTCTCTACCTTTTGTTGTTAGTATAGCGTCAATTGTAACGACTGTATTGTTTAAATATCCCATTGTTTTATATTATATAAATGTATTATACTAATAAATATTGCTAGAGCAAACCTCTTTCGGTAAGATCCGTAATAAATGTATCAGCGTTTTTGTTTAATGAATCAGTTACATATTCTGGGGTTATAATGTATGGTCCATTTGTGTTTACTGGTTTGAATCCTTCAATTAAAATTTGTGAAGCATCATCAACATATCTTCTAATTAAAAAATGGTCTAAATTAAATATCGAGGAACTAGCACTTACTGGGAGATTAGTACTAAAATGGACTTCAATAGATCCTGTTTCAAATAAACGTCCTGAGCCACTTTCAGCAGGGTTGAATACTTGTCCTACAATAAATGTAAAGTCTTCTCTTCCCTCAAATCTAAATTCATCCCCATATTTTATAGACCAAGGTAAAGATATAGGATTAAATCCTGATCCTGATATATTGGATTGTTTAACATTTGAGTCATATAACTCAACTAAAGTTGAATTAGAAGATGTTATAACATATGGATAATTTGTTGTATCTGCATATCCCCAAATTGAATTAACCCCTGAAGATGTTATTGGGGTTGTATAGGCTGGGTATTGAGTGATTTTAAAGGAGGTGGAATTACTTTGGATTAAAGTTAAAGGATTAACAGTACTAGTTTTAAGTTGAACTTTTATAATATCATTAGTTTGAAGTTGGGAGTTATTTAAAGTTGCAGATACATAAAAAATTCCGTTAAAATTTGGAGATGAATAAGCAGGATTATTTTTATTGGAAACTTCACCTAATACCTTTCCTGTAGTAGAATTAAATATTTGAACAACGTAAGTACCAAAACCAATAAAATCACCATCTATTTTAACTTGGGCTTCAAATATTAAATTAACTCCATCAATAATAGCTGAAGAAGGTATTTGATACCCATTAGTATTATAATAGGAATTTCCATAAATTGATTGTTGAAAAATAATTAAAGTTGTACCATTCTGAGGGATGGGGAATTGGATATTGGTTTTTTTAAATAAGGCTGTGTAGTTTCCTACAAC